ATAGGTTTTTAGCCCATTGAGCCTGTTGGTGTTTGTCCATATTGGCTTTGTATTCCTGCAATTACATCGTTGATTGAAACGCTCTGTGTTGGGATAGATGTGCGGGTATTCCCTAGTATGCCCATCAATTGATTGAAGTCCATGTTACTTGGATTTGTTGGCATGGATGGCATTGCAGGTGCTTTGCCATAGTTAGGGTCTAGCAACTTTTCCCATTGAGTTCCTTGAAGCATCTCTTTGTTTCCAAAGTCAATAGGTGCTAAAGGTGTAAACTCTGCTACTCCAGTAGGCTTGATTGGGCTTGTCCAATCACTAGGAATAGGAACGATAGGATAACCACCGCTATCACCGCCCATAGCATTACTTGCCAACTTAGCGCCACCTGCCAATGTTGCACCGATACCTGCCAAACGGATTGCATCAGATACAGTTAGTGGAGATTTAGGAGTTTCTGTAGGTTTTGGTGTTGGCTCAGTAGTAACAGGCTCTAATGTGTTTGGGCTATAAACTTGACCATCTGGAGTTACCCATGTGTCTGTAGTTTTATCGTAGAAGTATCCATCCATTGAATCAATGTTCGTGCCACTTGCATCTGTTAGTGGGCCTTGCAATGGGCCATTTACATCAGGTACAAATTCACCAGTTATTTCATTGTAGTAACCAGATGTAGTAGGAGTAACTTCTGGAGGCATAGCGCCAGCATTGCTCATAATGTCGCCACCACTTGTAACAGGGTTTTCTGTTACCAATGTACCAACAACATCACCGCTTGGCATTGTCCAATTACCGCTTACAGGGTCATAGTTATAACCAGACATTGATCCTATATTTGTACCGCTTAAATCAGTTAATGGTGATTGCAATACTCCATTAGCATCAGGAACAAACTGACCAGTTATCTCGTTGTAATTTCCAGAAACAGGAACAGAACCCTCTGTAGGTGTCGCTGAAATTTCACCAGTAGCAGGGTTTAGGTAGCCAGATAAAGCACCACCTGCACCTCCAAGCAAAGCGCCTTTGAGTACATCTTGACCAGATAGTGCAGCAGTACCACCACCCAACAATGCACCACCTAAAGCACCTGCGGCTATTTGATTAGCACCTGCACCCAATATTGCATTACCTAGCAAACCACCTGCACCAGTAGCCATTAACCCAAGTTGCACAATAGGCATGATGCTATCTAGGTCAGAGCTTGAGCCTTTTGTTGTGTAGAAAACTGGCGTTCCATCAGGAGAGAATTGAACACGATAACCAGTATTCCCATCACCTTCACCAGTACCGCTAAATAGGTCATCACCGCCTTGGCGTTGCCATCTACCAGTACCTCTAACGATTTCTTGACCAGTTTCTTTATTTCCGTATGTTTGACCAGTAACGCCAACTAGCTTTCCATCACGTTCAATAATTTTAGATTGGTCAACAGGAATAATTTCTGCTGGGTTTTCGGCATCACCCCACCCCAAAACACGACCATAACTAGGTTTTACTTGTGCAATCTCTTGAGGTGTTAAATCTCGTCTGCTAAAACTAGGGCCATTTTCGGTATCACCCTCGTAGACCATTTCATAATAGGTGTTTTCGTTTGGACGTTGAATAGTTTTGCCATTCAGACTGTACCCAACAACCTCAACAGGCTCGTACTTATCAACCTTGCCAAACTGCCTAATATCAGTAATTCCAGCATCAGCCAAGAGTTTAGCCATAGCTTTAGCGGAGTTATCAACACCAAAGCCACCACTCCATTTGTCAGTTGTCTTTTGGCCTAGAATTTGTTGCGTAAGCGCATCTATGTTTGATGTCTTTTTAGCTTCAGCTTCTTTATTAGCAGCTACGTTATCAGCAAATATTTTCTTTTGCGCCTCAATATCAAAGCCTTGTATTGACTGCAACAATTCTTGTATTGTCATAATTAGCCTTTGATCTCAACGTTAGAGGTAATACCTGCACCTACCTTCATGGCCTTCAATTGAGCTTCAACCTCAAACTCTTGCTGTTTCATAGCAAAGTAAGCCTGTTGTTTCTCACGCTCTAATTGCAACTTAGCCGCCTCTTTCTCACGCATCATTTGCATTTCAAGAGCCGCCTTCTGTTGAGCCATTTGCATATCAATCTGTTGCTGTTGCTGTTGCAATTGCATATCAGCTTGAGCCTTCTGTTGATTAGCAAGAAGGCTAGAACGATTGCAGACAGCCCATTCGTAGCCCATCGTCAAATGTTAACTCGTAGTGATCTAGTCGCTATGGGCTTTAACAAGAAGCAGGTTGAAGGCTTGCAAATGGACGATGCTTTGGCTTACACACCAGAGCGTGTAGCACGTTTCTCAGCAGGAGAGCAGCCTTACCAAGTACAGACTGAGGTCATGTCAGCCCATCCCAAGTCCCAGAATGTTTGAACAGGAATAGACTTATCAATGCTTAGATCACGGATTCTGTTTTCCTCTTGAGCTTTACGCAACTCATTGGCATAGACTGCGCCATCAAGCATTTGCCTTGTGTGGCCTTCCCAGACATTAAGATAAGAATCCATGTTCTTTTTCTTTAAGTCCTCTAGTTCTTCCTCTAGGACTTTAGGAAACCATGGGTTATCTGACCAATTGACTTTGACAACCTTTGCGCTTGGTGGCGGGTTAATCACAAACCTTTTGTAAGTTTCGTCAGTATCTAAGTCAGGGTTAAACGACACCCATATCTCTGAGTCAGGCTTACGGATAGTAGGAATGAGAACCTCCCACGAGGCTTTAGATACCGCTTGGCCTTCCTCAATCCAACAAATGTCAACACCCTCAAATGACTTGATTGAGGTTACATTGTGTTTTAAACCTGCAAATGAGAACTCTGAACCATTGAGGCCATAAATAGCCGTCCTCTGTACATCAAAAAACGAATCTAAACTCATCGCCTTGATTTGGTCATGCAACAATGCAATAACTGAGTCTGAGATTGAGTTTTGTAGCTCACGAGCGCAAAGAACCCTGATAGGCTTTTGAACAGCCATAGCTATCAAAGCACGAGCAACACCCCAAGACTTACCAGACCCCCTACCTCCGTAAAGAATCTTGTATCGTGATGGCTCAAACAGGAATCCTAGCTTTTCAGGAAAGTCTAGTTCAATCTGCATTAGGACGCTTTAGATTGATGTTGATACCTGAGATTTGCATTGGGCCACCATCAGCACCAGTCATCTCAGTTCTATTTAGCTTTGGAGTAGCATACTCAGCCATTTGAGCCAACAAAGTTAAAGCGCCTTTTGGGTCTGCTTTTATTTCTTTGTCTGGGTTTCCCTCTGCTACCTCTGTAAGCCATTTAGAGACATTATCAGCGTTATCCTCTAGTAGCCTACTAACAGTCTCTCTAAACGTCTTAGTGGCCTTGTTAACGCTTCCAGTAGGCCGTCCTCGACCTCTGTTTGTTAAATTTTCAGAATTATTACTCTGTAATTTATTCATTTTGTTTGACTCCTCTAGGGTTGGTCAAGGTTAAGTTAATACTTTATTCTAACAGGTATTTATAAAATACCTTTTGGTATGATTTCATTCAATGGAACATCATAACTTTCAAGTGGCAATGTTTCTAGCAAACTTTCCTTGGGTATATTCATTCTTTGTTGAACAGCCCTAGATTCCGCCTCTCCACCTAATCGCCTATAAATCTCATAGTCAGACAAAGACTCTAAATTTTTGTATTTGTTTTTAATCTTACTAGACTCTCTAGCATCCTCACGATACTTTTCCATTTCCCTACTAGCTTTACGCTTCATAGACTCAAGTTCTTTTGGCTCTAAATCTACAACATCTCTAAACTTACCTTGGTTAAATTCTTTTTCATAAATCATTTGAGCAGCACTTCTTAGCCAATTCTTTTGCTCATATCCTGACCTTTTTGGCATTGCACCTAATTCTTGACGAATTTCGGATGAATACTGATAAAAAGGACTCATGTTTGAGCCAAAGAGATACAAAATACTTTATGGTGGTCGTGGCTCTGCTAAGTCTTGGAGTGTTGCTAGGGCATTGATTGCTTTATCAATGAAAAGCCCTATTAGGGTTTTATGCGCTCGTGAGTTACAAAATTCAATCTCAGACTCTGTAATTGCTTTGTTGGCAGACCAAATTAAAGCTATGGGTGCAGCAGATCTCTTTGACATACAAAGGACAGCTATCTATGGAAAAAATGGCTCAGAGTTCTCCTTTGTAGGTTTAAAGCACAATGTCACATCAATTAAGTCTTTTGAGGGTGTAGATATTTGTTGGGTGGAGGAAGGCCAAGCTGTATCTAAATCCTCATGGGAAACCCTAATACCGACTATTCGAAAGCCTAACTCTGAGATATGGGTAACATTTAACCCTGACTTAGATACTGATGAAACTTACAAAAGGTTTGTGGTCAGTCCTCCTAACAATGCTTTTGTTGTCAAGGTTAATCATAGTGATAACCCTTG